GATCACAACTCTCGAAAAGCAATTGACAGACAAAGATGGCCAGATAGATGACCTTCGTCAACAAGTCGCAGATCTTCGTCAGCAAGTGGCAGATCTTCGTCAACAAGTGGCTTTTATAACAAAAAAAGAGCCTTCAGAATTACCTGTGGAGTATTCTGTCAAGATGTGATTATTTTCGTGTTTTTCATCCAAATGTTTCCCCAATAGCGTTTTTCAAAGTATGCGCAAACCACTAATAACACACGGGAACCCCATATTCCCCAATGTACTCCCAAACGGATCACTCAAAATTAGTTGCGGTGGCCGTGAAAATACACGGCCACCGCCTGTTTTAAGGGGTTTCAGGCAATCCCGCCCAAAATGCGGGGAAAGTAAAAACAGGTAAAAATCGGTATATTTCGGCTAAAAAGTAGGCCAAATGTTTACCCATACCACAAGGGGGTGGGGAAACAAGAAAATAAAGGAGTTTAGAGAAGATGATAACGACACATATAACATGGGATCACAGGGGACGCACGAAGCCGGGTGCAGAAGGGCCGCTGGAAGTCTGCGTCACCATAGACCGCAAGCCGTACTACATAGGTACAGGCATCAAGGTCAGGAAGTCGGAGTTCAAGGCAGGGACGGTCGTCAACCGACCGGATGCAGACGCCTTACGCACGCGCCTGAACCTTATATTAAATAAAATAGAGAATGAGATCAACCAGGCAATAGCGGACGGACGACAGATCGACGTCGCTGACGTCAAGCGGCGTGCCTGGGCGACGGTCCAGGACGAATCAAGCACCAGTTTCCTGGAATGGTGCCAGGAACAGACGGACCGCATGACGCTGCGAGAAGGAACGATGAAGCACTACAGGACGATGATCTCCCGCCTTCGGGATTTCGACGGCATCAGGCGCTGGAGCGACATCACCGTGGAGAACATATACAAGTGGGACACCTGGCTGCACAAACTTGAAAAGCCCCAGTCGGACGGCGAGAAGAAGGCGGGTAAGGCGCCTGAGACGATCAGCGACGCGGCGATCTTCAACTATCACAAGTGCCTGAAGGCGCTTTTATCAAGGGCCGTCCTCTTTGATCGCCTGCAGCAGAACCCGTACGACCGTCTGAGAGGTCAGTTCAGGCGAGGCGACAGGGAGCGCATAGACTTCCTGACCGATGAGGAAATGGAAGCCTTCGAGTCGCTGCATCCGGTCGCAGGCTCAAAGATGGCGATGGCACGCGACCTGTTCGTGCTCCAGATGTACACAGGACTGGCCTACTCGGATATGCAGAACTTCAGCATATCGGACTACCGTCTGACGGACGGCGTGTGGAAGAACACGGGCGAAAGGATCAAGACAGGCGTGTCATATGTCTCTCAGTTGCTGCCTCCGGTCGTTGAGATCCTGGAGCGCTACAACTGGAAGGTGCCAAGGCTTGACAACGCGGATTACAACAAATGCCTGAAGGCCCTTGGCATGGCATGCGGCATCGAGCGACCGCTGCACTCGCACATGGCCCGCCATACCTTTGCCACATGGATGCTCCGCCACGGCGTACCGATCGAGCACGTCTCCAAGATGATCGGCCACACGAACATCACGCAGACGCAGCGCTATGCCAGGATCGTCGCAAGCGACATCCATGACGACTTCAGCATGATTTCGGATAAATTAGCCCAGAGGTCTAAAAAAAAGTAGGGGAGCCTGAATGCTCCCCTGTTCTATGTAAATCCGTTCCTTCTGTTTTCCTCGGCCATCAGTTGCCTCATTCGTTTCACTTCTGCTGCATCAATGGCAGTAAAGCCTGCTTCGTCTGATTTCTTCTGCTCCCAGGGAAATTTGATCCATTCCGTAACCATTGGTATCGGATTCTTGGATCCCATGCAGAAGTGGGCGTTGTACGCCACCAGACGCGCCTGTTCCCATCCGTGATGGTGTCTGGCATTGTAGCCTCGGATGATGGCCTTCACCTCCCACCATTTCAGTTCATAGTAGAATGTGTGAAGGTCTATTCCGATCTCGCCCACGAACAGTTGGAACAGTTCGTGGACGGTTTTCAGTTTTTTGGCTTTTCGCCCTCCAGGTCTTCATCCTTCGGCTCCGGATCCTTTCCCTTCTCCACTTCAGGAATTGGAAAGAATTCGGATGCAAGAGTCATGACTTCGCTGTATGCCTGGTTGATCTGAAGGTAGGCATCCCAGTCTTCCTTGCCTTGCAATTCCTCGATCGTCAGTCCAGTATCCTTGTCGGCTGCAAGCACAGCGGCCATGATCATGGCTGTGCGCTCTGTGGTCTTATTCAGTTTGGTTTCAAAAAATCCCTGGTTGGTGATTTCCTCGAAATTTGAGAGTGTCTTCAACGTGAATACGACGGGGTATTCCTTGCCGTTGATCGTTATTACCTTCTGTTTCATAGTTCCTCTTGTTTTTAATTGATTATTCACTTGGTGGTATGTACTGCTGCAACTCACCAGTTCCGGTGAACTGGGCCGTCGCAGTGGCTATCTCCGCATTCTGAGACGTGATGTTCAGGTCTGACAGTATGGCCGTTCCTGTGAACTGGATAGCGTCGGCAACGGCATCTCGGTTCTGCTCGCCTGCTGCTCCTAAAGTACGGATGAAGCGAAGGGTATAGGTGCGTCCTACCTGGAGTTGGTCGATAGCATGGGCATCTGGAAGGTATTCTTCATCGTCATCGCTAACAATGAGTGCATCCACCTGAACATCCCAATTAAGACCAACAGGCTCACGCTCAATCCAATCGTTATCCGTATCCTTTGTCGTATCTTCCTCGACCTGAAGCGCACAGTGCATGCTGCACGAGGTGCTTGCGGCTATGCAACTGAGATGATCGGTGTCGTCGCCTACTAATACGCGAAGATTCTCGCCTTTGATTGTTGCCATTTTGCTTGATGTTTAATGTTTGAAAAGCCCCGCCATGCGGTGGCAGGGCTTGACGGTATTGTCTATCATGAGAGCGGACCAGTTCCCTGGAATTGCACTGAGATGGTTGAATTCTGTCGGTTCTGGGCTGAGATGCTTACGTCCGTCACATATGCAGACCCGCTGCGCTTGATTGCCGCATTCTGTGCAGTACGGTTGTTCGTTCCAGACGTCTGGTCGAATGTGAGCGTCACAAGTGTCTTGTTGATGATCAGCGAGAGAAGGTCTTGCGGCAATTCTCCGTTGGTTCCGTTGTCAGTCAGAGTTATAAGAGAATCCGTCTGTGCATCCCATGAAAGACCGACGACCTCTTGCTCCTGCCAGTCTCCAGTGGAGTCCTTTGTTGAACTGTCCTCCAACTGCGCTGATACGTGGAACTGGCACGAGGTCGACATTGCAATGCACTTTCCTCCAACCATCACGCGAAGGTTTTGTCCTTTTATTGTAGCCATAGTCAATTGTCGTTTTCAACGTCACACTGGTAAGTAATGGTACTGTGGTAGCAGGGTTTCATCCAATCCCACGCCACGCCGTTGGTCTGCACAGATTGGAGATACGGAATGTCCTCTCCCTTTTCTGACAGCGACGCGATGTAGTTTGCGATCGCCTTGCGCACCATGCGAATGAGTGCCTTGACGTCCTTCGGATCTTTGGCATCAACCTCAATTGATGCCTGAACACGGTCGGCGGTACCCTCCCACTCTGCGTCCTTGGTGTCCGGCTGGTTGGTCAGCCCGTCGTCAGTCACGATGATGCAGGGCAACGGTGTGTTGTCCGTTTCTTCAGGGCTGACTTCAAAGCATGTCGATTCGATACGACCGCCGACGGCCAGTACCAGTTCGGCGTCTGCCATGAGCGCATTGAAGAAGAGTTCGTCGAGTTCCATCACTTATACAGTGCTTCGTCGGTTAATAATTACTTGCTAAAAACTTAATATCACTTCCTCTGGGGAGCCAATTGGTAGACGACCTTTGCAGCGCATTGGGGCTACCAACTGGCAGGAACTATCCCAGAAGTCGAGAATTTCGAGAGTTTAGATTTCGCTTGAAGACTCACCACCTGTCACCTCGTACAGTGCGAATGCCTGTGTCGGATAGGTAATCTTACCGTCGCTACCAGTCTGAGGATCGCCACCGTTGATGTGGGTTGACAGATCGGTGAACGACCATGCGGTGTTCAGGATGACGCGGGTGATACCCTTGTCTGCGAGGGTTACGGGATCTACCACCATGCGAACCTCACCGTGCTGCTGTACGGCCAGCCACTCGAAGTAACCGAAGCCGATATACTTCTTGTCGGTAGGAACGAGTTTGGTGCCCGAGAGTTTGGTGTTCAGGAAGTGGGTCACGATGTAAGGATAGCCTGCACACAGACCACCTGCCACGATAGGCTCTGAACTGTACTGGAACTTCGGAGTAGCCTTCAACTCTGCCTCTGTCTCACGATCCATGATCAGCACCACGTCGCCCTCGAAGAATCCCTTGTCACTGAACTTGGCAACAGCCTTCAGGATGTTCTTATAGGCAGCGGTTCCGAGTGCGATGTCACCGGACTTGGCCAGACCTGAGAACGGACCCTTGTTGCCATTCCAGGCAGCCTGAGAGTAGAGTTTCTTGGCCAGATAGATTCTGAGTGCCAAAGCAAACTTGGCCTGCACAAAGCCCATCAGGTCGAATGCGCTGTTGTCGATCGCCATGTTTGAAACGGGCACCTTCAGACCGCAACGCTTCTGCGATGGCGTGATGTTGGCGAAGTCGAGCACCTGATCGTTCAGTGCCTCTACCTCACCGACCTCTTCCATCTCAACGTCGTTCACGGATACGGGCCAGATCTCGTTGCCTGTCACACCCGTCACGATGCGAAGGGATGCGGGGAGTCCAAGACCCTCATGGAGAGTCGGGATCATCTCATGGATGGAGAGTTGGATGGCACCTGATGCGGTGATGTTGCCTGTGGTGTTGCCTGGGGCGGGCCACAGCAGGATCTCACGCTTTGCACCTGCCTCGTGGGTCTGACGCAGATACTCGCGCAACTGCTCACCCTTCGAAACCTGCTCGCGGTGCTTGGCCAGTTCCTCTGAGGTCATCATACCCTGGAGTTCGCGCATGATCAGATCAGCCTCACGTCCGAGGGCATTCCACTCGCGCTGTTCCTCGTCGGTCAGTTCAACCTTCTTCTCAGCGGCCTTCTCATTCAGTTCGCCCATCCGGTCCTGGATTTCGCGATAACGAACTTGGAGTTCGTCCTTAGTCTTTTTTGTCATAATCTACAAATTTTATTGGTTAATACTAAAAATTGAATTTCATCCTCATCAGTTGGAGTTCACGCGCACGCTGTGCGGCTTCGTCGAGGGCCTTCTGTTCTGCCTCACGCTTCTGCTGATCCTCCTTTTTCTTGGCCTCTATTGCTTCAGCCGTCTGGTCATGTAACTCACGGACGCTGCAGGAGGTCTGAAGGTATGCGGGGTCCATAGCCAGTACGAAGGCACCTATGGATTCCAGTTCCTTGTGAACGACCTTGATCTCACGCTTACCGTTCGCTTCGCGCTCCATTACATCATAATCCTTTGGATAGAACTCAAAGGAACATCCGGTATAAACGCCAGCCTTCACCAACTCACGGGCACGGATGCCAAGGTCGCAGTCCGGAACTTGAACCTCAAAGTAGACGCCTTTCTCGTCTCTGGTGATGGTCATGTTTCCGTCTTTGCCGTTGATGCATCGTCCGAAAGTATCCTCACGCTGATGCAGAAGGTTTAGTTTGATGTCCTGTCTGTTCAGGAACTCCATTGTGACTGCTTCCGGAAGAATCACTTCGCGGAATGTCTCGCCGTACTCGTCAATAACTCGGCTCTCAGCATTGAACACGATGGCCGTGCCGCTGATGACGCCAAGACTGCCGTTCTGGGCCTCGTCTGACGAAGCCTCTCTGAAGGCCATTCGGCACTCCACGGTTCTGATTTCTCTTTTCTTTGCATCCATATTTATTATTGATTGGTTTCTTTATTTCCGTCATTATTTGGTTCTGGGTTTACCGGTCTTCCGCCTGTATTGCCCTCTTTCAGTTTCGGAGATCCTACCACACCAAGGTTCATGCTTACATAGTGGTCATCTCCGTCCGGTATGCTTGGAAGGTCGTATTGTGAACGGATCTCATTGACTGACCAACCGCTTTCGAGGTGGAGTTTGTCGATCTCTGCCTGGCCCTTTGCGTCGAGTCGTTTCAGCGCAAGTTCGCAGACATGGATGCGGCGTTTGCCAAAGTCACCAGGAGTAAGCAGTTTTGAGTTGAATTCGTCCTCGTGCTCACGTACGCGTGGCTGGATCGTTCTTAACAGGAACTCCTGCGTGGCATGCTCCGGCATACGGTAATTGCCACCGCCGTCGCCAACAATGGCAATGATCTTCGGTACGCCAAGCAGCCGGCACAGTGCTTCGTCTGAGTAACCGCGCTGTTCCAGGAGTTGCAACTGTTGGGCAGTCTGGCTGATGACCTTTGCGTCTGCCACGTTGTCGAGAATGGCGACATCGTTGCTCATCCAGTCCTTGGCGAAATCATCCCTCACCTTGCGAAGTTCCGATTGGCTTGCACGGCCACGGGTTCCGAGTGTGGGAGACTGCTGTTCCTGGATCAATACCTTATGCTTACCGCCCTTGGCCATATCCATAAGAGCCTGTTCGTCTCCTGTTGCGGCAATCGTCAAAGCCTTGAAAGCATAGTCGATGGTGGGAATGCCCATATACATGTCATCGGTCAGAAACACGTTCTTGAAGTGCAGAACGTCACGCGCATCACAATCTGTCATCATGCGCGGTCCACGGTCTGAATTATACACCAGGTTATAGCGGTTTGACAGCGGATCATAACCGCCACCGGTGCAAAGCCACAGGTTTATCGGGTAGCCGTCCGTTCCTCGTTCGATGTAGACATACGCATTTCCGTAGTATATTTTGCGATACTCGATCTGCTCCTGCATCTGAGATGCCGTCATCATCGGATTTG